AACCATGACACAGAACGAAGAAGACCGCATTCAGCGTTTCGTTCCAGCCGAAGAGGTAAATCTGCAAGACCTAGCGGGGTAAAATAAATGGCTCGTGGAAAGCAACTACTTTCACTGATCGCTCAGTTAAGAGCCGAAACGGGCCGTTCGCTCAGTGTCGCAGTCGGCGTCGATGAGGTGGAAAACCTGAAGGTCATTCTTCAGCGCACCCAGGAAACGCTCTACGAAGAATATGAGTGGCCTCATCTTCGTGTTCAGAAAACGATCACACTGGCGGCAGGTCAGCGTTATTACGACATGCCAGCCGGTCTGAATTTCGACCGAATCCAGGATGTCAAGCTGAAATACAACAATGTCTATACGGATGTTGAACGCGGTATCGGGTTCGAGGATTATTCTATTTTTGATAGTAACGCTGGTACGCCTGAACGCTCGTTTCCGACCCTGAAATGGGATATTCGTCATACCGGCAGCGCAGAGCAGGTCGAAGTTTGGCCGATCCCCAATCAGACGGCCACTCTGTATATGTTCGGCACTAAAATCCTCGGAAATCTTATTCAGGAAAGCGATACGGCAGAACTGGACGACCGGTTGATCGTGCTTTTCGCGGCTGCTGAGATTCTTGCGCGTCAAAAATCGAACGATGCTAAGATCAAACTGTCTCAGGCAGAAAAACGCCTGATGATGCTGCGCCGGAATTCGCAAGGCGACAGTAAAACAGTTCAAATCGGCCTTGGGAATCGTCAATCGCGTCCGTCTCAAAGCGGAAAAACGACAATCGTAGTGAGTTAGTGAGATGCCTTATGTTCAGATGCAGGATGTCAGGCTTGGAATGGATCGCAAACGGGCTTCCCGCGTTGCGGCTGAACTCGGTTCTGCCTGGACGATTAAGAACGGCCATCTGACGCGAGGCGGTGATGTTGCGCGGCGTAAAAAGTTCGTTCAGCAATCCGGCAGCTTCCCTTCCACCACTCGCGGTCTTTTTGCCATCAACGAAACGCTTTATACGGTCGGTTACAGCGCGGCTCAGGCGGGTAACGTACCGGCTGGTGTCACGCATCTTCTCACGCAGCATCCGACACCGGCGACAGCCATCGATTCGGTTAAGGACGGTGAGGCGTTCAACGGTGTCCTTTATTCAATCATCGAATTTGCTGACGGTAACATTTATCACTTCAACGGAACTTCTCGTGTCACCGATTGGGATACGCTTGCAACGACCATCGGTTCGAACAACGCGGTCGCGGCTGCGTTGGCGACGGCGATCAACAATTCCCCTGCCGTCAACGCGAACGCATCCACGAACACCGTAACGATCACCGCGGCGGTGGCTGGTACAGCTTTCACGATTAGCCGCACGACCACCAACAACGGCGCGAACCCCGATCAGAACATCGTTTTGACGCAAACCCAAGCGAACGTGGTTGCTGTCACTGAAGTTTTGGCGACAGCCGAAGTGACGATCACCGGCGGCACCGCGAATTCCGGTACGAACAATATGGTGTCCATCACGGTCGACGGTGTGAATATCATGGCCGGATCGAGCGAAACGCTTGCGACAGGCTCTTTCACCGTCACAGGCGGCACGAATTCTGCTGGTGTCAACTACATGGATGAGGTTCTGGTCAACGGTGTCGATATTCTCGGTGCGCCGGTCGATTGGGTGACTTCCAACGATGCGACGGCAGCCGCAATCCGCGCTCAGATCAATTCTTACACCTCTTCACCGAATTACACGGCTGGCGGTTCAGGCGCGGTCGTCACGATCACTGCTGCGGCAGGATCAGGCTCTTCTCCGAACGGTTTTGTGGTCGATCCGGTCGAAGCCGGTGACGTTACCACAGGTTCTGTGAGCAATATGTCAGGCGGCGCGTATGGAGGCATCGCATGGGCAACATCAAACAGCGCAACGGCATCTGCAATCGCATCGAGCATCAATTCGCACACTTCCTCGCCCAACTACTCAGCGACGGCAGTTGGGCCGGTTATTACGATCAGCGCGGCTGCCGGTTCAGGTGCCGGTCCAAACGGTTTTGTCGTTGTCACAAATGAATCGGGCGATGTGACCAGCACCCATGACGCTGCGATGGCTGACGGTGTGACGGCAGTGAGTGCCGTTGCCCAGGTTTATACGGCCCAAGTCACAGGTACATTCGAGGCAGCCGACCAGTTTCAGATCACGATCAACGGAACCGAAATCTACACGGTGACTGGTCGTGCGTCCGGTACTGGCGTTTCCGCGCTCACTTTTAAGCAGAAGATGTATTCGACCGCTTCTTCGAACCTTTACTTCTCTGCGCTCGGTGCGCCTACGCAGTGGGTGTCTGGTGTGGATTACGGTTTCATCAACATGGCTTCGCAGACAGCCGGTGAAGAGACGCTGACGGTCGCGCAGGAATATCAGGGTTTGATGGCGATCTTTTCGGCTAACAACATCCGCATCTGGTCGATCTCTGAAGATTCGGCGGCGAACGTATTCCTCCAAACGCTGCAAAACACCGGCACGACTGCGCCTGGGTCCGTGGTGCCATACGGCAACAATGACGTTTTTTATCTCGATACCTCCGGTATCCGAAGCATCAAGGCGCGTGACTCGTCGAATGCCGCTTATGTGTCGGATGTAGGCACTCCAATCGACACCCATATCCGCGAATATATGGACACGCTCACCGAAGAGGAAATCGCCGCGGCGGTCGGTGTTGTGGAGCCGATCGACGGTCGTTTCTGGCTTGGGATCAAGAACCGGATTTATGTCTTGTCTTACTTCCCTGCCGCGAAAATCAGCGCATGGTCGTATTATGAGGTCGATTTCACCGTTCAGCATTTCGCCAAGGTAGGCGACCGGATTTATGTGCGCGGCAAGGATAGCGGCAACGTGGATCGCCTGTATTTGTATGGCGGTTCGGCAAATCAGACCTATCCGAGCGTAAACGAGGATATTTGCCTGATTGAACTGCCTTATTTCAGCGCGGAGAACCCCGCCGCATTTAAGGAGTTGCTTGGATTCGATATTGTTGGTACAAATAGTTGGACGGTAGAGCTCTTGCCCGACCCTGCTAATGAGGCCACCAAGGTCAATCAGGGGGTTGCAACGGGAACTACTTACGGTAAACCGCGATACGGGGTAACAGGAGTTTCCAGCCTCTTCGCAGTGAACCTCACCTGCTCTGCGGCAGGATCGGCAACGCTATCTGCACTCGCCATGCACTATGTCGGATTACACGAGGACGGATAGCCATGTGCAAAAGCAGTAAACCACCGAGAGACAATTCAGCCGAGATCGCCCGTCAGCAAGAAGCTGCGCGGCAAGGTCGCATCACGCAAGGTCAGCAGTCGATTGACAGCGCGTTCTCAGGCTTCAACGATCAATTCTATCAAGGGTATCAGGATCAGTACGGGAATTACTACAACCCGCAACTGGACGACCAGTATAAAGACGCTGTAAAGCGTCTGACCCTGCAACTCGCGCAGACCGGCAACCTTACCGGTTCGGTCGGTGCGAATCAGTTGGCCGATCTTCAGAAATACTATGACACGCAAAAGCTGGCGATCACCAATCGCGGCATCGAGGCCACGAACCAGCTTCGCGGCAATATCGATGCAAAGAAATCGCAGCTTTACAGCGATAACCGCGCTGCTGCCGATCCTGGAAGCGCATCGGCTGCTGCCACCTCTGCGGTACAAATGCTGCAACCTGCCGCGCCTTCTTCTCCTTTGGCTGCGGTGTTTGGAGATTTCTTCAGCAACCTCGGTAACGTAGCCGCCCTGAACAACGCACGGACTTACAGACAAGGCACCGGCGTTCAAAGCTACGGTAAACAGGGGAATTCGAGCGTTCAAGTCTATGGGGAGTAAGAATGACCAATTACATCGTTCGAAAACCCACTCAGGAAGATGTCGAGTATCTGATCGATCATATCAGACCGGAAGACGCAGCAGAACTTGACGCGCTCGACGGTTCCACAGTCAGAGAATCCCTCGATGAGACACCCGATTTGCTCGACAATTCCCAAGTATGGGAAGTCGATGGTCGGGTTGTCGCTATTTTCGGCGTGACACCGATGAGTGGACCGATGAAGGTCGGAATCATCTGGATGCTGGCGACCGACGAATTCCACAAAAACGTGCGGAAATTCGCTCGATACTGCAAAGAGGTGTTCAAGAAGATGATTAAAGGGTATGGATATGTTTTCAATTATATCCATGCCAAAAACACGGTTTCAATCGAATGGTTAAAATGGCTCGGCTTCGAAATACTTGAAGGCCGTCCACTCGGCCACCAGGGAGAAATCTTCCATAAATTTGAGATGAGAAATGTGTGATCCGGTAACAGCAGCAGGTCTAGCCCTCTCGATGGGAGGAACGTATCTCCAACAGCGTGAAGCTGATCGGAATGCGAAGGCCGTTGCCAATGCGCGGAATGAAGCGTTCGCCGCGCATACCATCGGCCAGCAGAAATTTGCCGATGAAGCCGGTGCCGCCTTCAACCACAACATCACCAAGCAGGGTAAAGAGAATTTCGATGAGCAGCGCAACGCTGAAACTGCGCGGATCGAACAGGCGTTCAATGAACGCCGTGTCCAGCCGGATTACAATACCGGCCTGACAGCCAATGCGCCTAAAAACGTGGTGCTTGCGCGTAAAGCCGCATCCGATGAGGCGGCAGCCGAAACCAACCGCGATGTCGGCAACAACGCCGCGCTGCAAAGCTACGGCGGTGCGCTGTTCAATCAGGGTCTTGATCGCAGCGAATTCGCCCGTCTGTTCGGCAACGTGCAGGACAAGGCCGGTGCCGATACGCGGATGCTGCCGCTTAAAATCCAGGCTGCCGGAAACAACGCGCAGAAAGCACCGTCGATATTCCCCACGCTGATGAAAGCTGCCGGAACCGGTCTTTCGCTCTTCGGCAGTGCTGGCGGCTCATTCACAAATCAGGTTCCAGGCGCACCGCTTCCGAACGGCGTTTATGGACCACCTGCGCCGATCACTGAATACGGACTTTTCATGGACAGCAAACCTGTGAACCTCTTCGGTTACAATTTGGCGGGGAGGTTATAATGGCAGAACCATATAAGGACCCTTGGACCGATGCCGCAAATCAGGCGGTCGGTGCGCTTTACAAGTATTACTTGACGAAGCCGACTGCTGCTGACATGGCGGCTGCGGAACTGGAAGCGCAGACCAAACAACAGAAATTGCAAGAATTGCAAAATTCAAACCGAATGAATCAACGTCTTTACGACATGGGAGGTTGGAGTGGCGCACCTGCATCAGTTCAAGAAAATCTCTATACAAATTCTCTTGGTGCTGGCTCTGACGCAGCCAAGCGATTTGAGGATGTCTATGTCACAAAACCCGCATGGCAGGACTTTGGCGACAAAAAAGCACTCATGGGTGTAAACGGCCCAATGCAAGCGTTTACTGTCGGTGCGCCTCCGCGCTTTGAGATGGATAAAGAAAATCAACAGGCAATCCCCGTTCCGGCGATTGCATCGAGAGAATCGGCAATCGCAAGCGCGATGATGCCTTATCTCGTAGCGCAGGAATCGGGCGGCAATCCGAACGCCGTTTCTCCGAAAGGTGCTGGCGGTCTGACGCAAATTATGCCCGATACGGCGCGTGACCCTGGATTCGGCGTTCAACCGCTTCGCGGATGGGATGGCAGAAACCCTGCCACCGCGCCGGTCGAAGAACAACTGCGCTTTGGTCAGGATTATCTGGCAGCGATGATCGATAACCGCGGCGGGAATGTCGCTGAGGGTCTTGCAGCCTACAATGCTGGCCCTGGAGCCGTGCAACAGCACGGCGGCATCCCGCCTTACCAGGAAACGCAAAACTACGTCCAGAACATCATGGGCAACGCTGGTGTGCCTGGAACCGTCGATCCGAACAACATGCAGGTCATCAATTACGGTACGCCTCAAGCGGAACAGGATCGCAAAAACCTCAAAGAAGGTCGGATCAACACGGTGACGAAAAACTCGAATACCTCGTTACTCGAAATCTTCCCGCTTCTCGCGGAATCGGGTTTACCGGCGACCGGTAGAGGTGGTCAGATCGTTCGCGGAATGCCGCTTTTGGCTGCCGGTACGAACGTAGCTGCCATCGACCGCCGTTTGAACCAGATCAAGGCATCCGAATCCATCGGTCAGCTTCAACAGATGCGCGAAGAGAACAAGACCGGCGGCGCGGTCGGCAACGTCTCGAACGAAGAGCATAAAATCCTTCAGGATGCGCGTGAAGCCATCGACACGGCGACCAGCGAGGCCGATTTCATTCTTGCGCTGATGCGCTATTACAACCTGCGGAACGATGTGATTTTCAGACCGGATGCGAACTCACTGCCGAACGAAAATCATCCAGGCCACCTGCCGACGCCGGAAGCGGTTCAGCAGATGACGACCAGAGAGGAACTGTTGAACGCCATTACGCCTTTCGGTGAGAATGTTCCCGATTTCGTGCGTGAACTGGTGGTCAACAGAATGAATGAATTGGGGTTGTAAATGGACGCTTTAGACCGGCTGAGAAATCAGCATCACAACCGGAAAGTAGAGCCTCAAGCGGAATCGATTGAGGATCGCCTTGCCGCGTCCGAAGAAAACGATCTGCAACGTGGTCCGAAGGCGCGAATCCACAACGCTTCAGGTGGTGTGCTGCGCGGAATGATGCAGGTTGCCGAAACGCCGTGGAACATCATCAACAACGCGCCTCGCCTGGTGAACTTGCTGCCTGGTGAGCAGGGTGTGAAGAAAAGCAGCGAGTACGGTAAACAGGTAGGCGGCCCTGTCGGTGATTTCATGTCATGGATGGGTGAAGACCCTCTGATCGATGCCGTCAGCAACCATGTTCCAGGCTTCGAAGGGTTGAACACACCGAATCCGAACTATCCGACCGACACGGCAATCGCTGAAGGCTTCGGCACAGGCGTTGCCGGTCTTGGCGCGACCGCATTGGCCGCGAAAACACCTGGTATGGTCGGTAAATTCGCTCAATATCTGAACGCGCCGGTGCAAGCCGCACCGAAAGCTGCCGTTGCTGCGGAACTTGCCGCTTCTGCTGGCGGTGAAATGGGCCGTCAAACGGCAGAAGCCTACGATGCTGGACCGGTTGCAACCGCATTCGCCCAAATCCTCGGATCGATGGGTCCTGGTGCGCTGGCTTATTCTCTCCCGAACGCCGCGAAAGTGTTCAGCGTCGGCATGGGTGACGATGCGGCAAGAAATCTGCAAGCGATGGACAACCTGAATATCCGTCCGTCGATTGGGCTTGTCGGCAACAAAGGTGCCGCGCTTACGGAATCCGGTCTATCCGCGTTGCCTGGTTTCAGTACCGTACCGAATCGCGTTCACACAAAGCAGTTCACGCAATTTGAAGATGCAGTGAAAGGTTTCACAAGCGGTATGCGTTCACCAGGTTCCGCACCCGCGACAAGCCTTGACGATATGGCCCGTCAGACGGCAGATATTGCCGATACCGGTCTTGACAAGATCAAATCGGGCTTCTCAGCGCGTGAAGAAGCGTTGACCAAAGCAATCGGCCCATCCGCGCCTGTTGATACCGCAAACATCCGCGCTGCAATCGCTTCTCAAATGAAGTCCGGTGATGCCAAAATTCAACGCGCCTTGCAAAAAGAGCTCGATGATCTCGACGCCATTGCTGATGCCGCGACCGGCGCAGTGCCGTATGAGAACCTGCGTAAATGGCGCAGCAACTTCGGCAGCAATCTTGAGGATCAGGGTGTTCTCACCGGCGCGAAGAAACAGGTTTACGCTGCGGTCACAAAAGACACCGAAGCGGTTGCCAAGGCTGCCGGTCAGGGTGATGAATTCACCAATTTGATGAAAGAACAAGCTGCCGCGCACGATAAATCGATTATGGGCGGCGGCGGGGAGATTCCCGCGTTCGAAGGCGTTGCCGGTGCCAAAGACATCGGCAGGGTTAAGACGTTCTATAAAGACGCGCTGGTCGATCCAGACAAGGCGATGCTGCTCAAGCAGAACGCCACGCCTGAGCAATGGGCTGATTTTAAGGCAAATACGCTGGAACATCTCGGACTGGCGAAGGCCGCGTTCCAGAGCGATGCCGGTGACGCTCTAAGCCCTGTTCAGTTTGCAACGAATTGGGGTAAACTCGATCCTCGCGTGAAAAACATCATTTTCGATGATCCCGCGATCCGTCAGACGCTCGAAGACATTGTGACGGTATCGAAGGCGTTCAACGTGCGCGGTCTGGAAGCAAATACCAGCCGCACAGCCGGTACGGGCATGGCAGCGATGGCCGCGCAGCAAGCAGCCAAAGCCCTGAACCCCGTAGGTGCGATGACGATCACCGGTACGGCTGCTGGCACGGCTGCCGATGCCGCGACCACAGGCGGCACCCTGACCACGCTCTACGCCTTGACGGAAGGGCTTCTGTCCGAGACGCTTGCACGGTGGGCGGCAGGTCAAACCCCCACCGCGGCGGGAACGATGGGCGCAAGGCTGCCTGGTGCTGTCGGTCGCGCTGTACAGGAAGAAGAAGACGATCAATGACAACCCGCACGAACCCCAAACCTGGCGCACCCAACAGGCGCAGGACAGACAGGTATTTTCCTGCGCCGGAACCTCGTAAAACACCGTCAAATGACAATGAACCGGTGACGATGAAATTTGTTGGAAATTCCCATTGACTTAAACCCCGACATGGGGTAATATATCCTTATGTTGTTGAAACGTAAGGAAAAAGCAATGGAAACCCCGACAGTCATTCACTTCGATCCTGATTTTCGCCGCGCAGTACCGAAATTGGTACGCGATTATTGCTGTGTCTGCCAAAAAGAAGTGAAAAACATGAAAACGGCTGTTGCAGTGACGATTGACTGGAACACATGGACTTTATTGGAAGGTCACGGTCGCGCATCCGAAATGCCGAACTTTTCAAAATGGCCGAAAGAAATCCATGACGGCCATGTTGGACCCGACTGCTGGAAAAAGCTGAAAAAATGAAGATTTACCTTAGAACTCAGGATGTTGCCTTAGAGTTTAAGGTGACAATCAGAACCATCGAAAGATGGCGCGAGACAGGCTATTTTGTGCCTGAAATCCGCACCGGAGGCGGTCATTCACGATACACACAGGAGCAAGTACAATGCCTAAAACAACAGCGCGAATTACAACAAATGATGTATTAGGCGTTCTGCGTTTTTATCAGCAGGAACACCGTGTCATAGCCCACCAGCGCGTCAGATACGCGATCAAGGCTCTGGAACGCTTCTTTGCCGGTAAAAAGGTCAGCCAGATCGACATCCCCCTCTGCCGTCAATATGTGGCGCACAGGATGGGTGAGGGCGCAGCCATGTCCACGGCAGCGCGGGAACTGACAACGCTCCGTGCGGCCTGTAATCACGCGCTGCGGTGGAAAAGAATCAACCCCGCGCACACCCCGACCTTCGAAATACCGGCAGACCTGCCGAAGCGTGAAATATGGTTGTTTAAGGACGAATTACGCAAACTGCTCGATTGTGCGCTGGAATCCGATGCCCTTGAGGTTCACGCTTTCATCAAAATCGCCTATGGCACCGGTTCCCGCCGCCGCGCCATCGAACAGTTGGAGTGGAATCAGGTCGATTTTCACCGGCGCACGATCACCCTGGCGAAACGCGGAGAGCCGAAATCCAATAAAAAGCGACCGGTTGTGCCGATTGGCGATCTGTACGATTTTATGATGGAGCTCTATGAAAAGAGCGAAACCGGCTTCGTTCTCGGCACCGATGCCGATCTGCTGTACGAATTCACGAAAGTTTGCAAGGCTGCCGGTCTTCTGGAAGTCGGTGAACGCGGTGGCCGACCATCGGGCCGGATCACGCCTCATGTGCTGCGCCACAGCCGCGCAACGCATCTGCTCGAAGACGGCGTATCGATCTACGCAGTGGCGAAGCTGCTAGGCGACACACCGATGACGGTACAGAAAACATACGGCCATATCAGCATGGGATCGCTCGAAGATGAACTTTCAAAGTCAAGTATTATGTTGTAGGATAAGGCATGGAAAACAGAGATCGTTCTATTTCAGATGTTGTTGGTGAGGTGTTAGGACTTGATCCTACCGTCAAGCATCGTGCGTCCATGCTTCCACTCGTCCGCACAGCAGACGATAAGGTTGAACTCGGCGTACCCTCCATGCTGGCTGACCTTTTAGGTGCGTTCATGCTTCCAGGTCATGTTGCACAAGGTGGGTCGTACACACCCGAAGATGTCACCAATATGGCGATGAATGTCGGTATGATGGGTGCGCCGGTAGGTTATGCGACTGCTCCGAAAGGTGCGTTAGCGATGGGTGGGAGTAAAAGAGTTTTTGATTTACCAATCGACGAGGCATCCAGAATGAATCGTGCAAATGACATGGGTTTTCACACCGATCTATATCATGGAACAGGTTCAGATATTACTGAGTTTATTCCACAACGCAGGGGAGTGTATCTTACAGATAAACCAGAAATTGCCAATATATATGCAGAAGGTTCATCAAAAAATAACTCTATAAGGGCGCAAACAGCAAATGCTGGACCAAATATAATGCCTCTTAAACTGAGAGGTAAAGTTTTAGAAATAAGTGATCTAGGACCAGATGGAACACATGGTTGGTCATCAGACAATTTAGCATCAGCGTTGGGTATCAATCTCGAAGATTTTCCTGTTGGGTCACGAGCAAGAGATATGGATGCTCTTGCTCGAACAATGGGTTATTCTGCTATTAAAACAAAAGACATGATGGACCTTGGTGGTATTCAATCACAGTGGCGTGTTCTTGACCCCACAGCAGTAAGATCAAGATTTGCTAAATTTGACCCTTCCATGCAAAGCTCATCAAACATTTTGTCTATGAACCCATCAACAGCAGCAATCCCACAATTATTCACCTATACCAATCAACAAAATCAATAAGCCATCATATCTGTAAGCGCACCGGCGTAAAACGGCCTGACCAGCTTCATCGCTTCTTCGATGTACCAGTCATAGTTGATGTTTTTCACTTCACCCATTTTGTTCATCACGGTTGCCTTGTAACCGTCGTTGATGCGCGTCACACGCTCCTTATCGGGCGATTTTGCGAGAGGCGGCATCACCTTCGCCAGTTGACCGCCATCCGTGCTGATAAAATAGCGCGTGGTGTTCTGGATTTTCATCTTACCGTCATACACGAGGCTCGAATTCTTCGGAACCTTCACGCGCAGCATGAAATCGAACGGATCGTTGTGGTTTCGGATGAATTCCTTGATGCACTTCCCTTCGACCAGGTGGGCCTGGACCGCCATCGGCACCACCATCGCAGAGTGATTTTTGTGCCATGTGATTGATGACGGATCGGGATGATCGGGTCGGTACAGGCTTTCCCACTCATATGCGCCTTTGCATTTGACCTTCTTTTTCTCGCCTTCTTTGGCTACATACTGACCGATATAATTGTTGACATCGCGGATGAACATCTTCGTGTAATCGGCCCGTTCAAGGTCAAGCCGTGTCGTTTTCATCCATTCCTTGCAGCGCGATTCCACCTCGTCGATCTTGGCGCGTTTCACCTTGATCGTGATGCCGTCCGTGTTGATCTGGATGATTTTCAGGTCTTCCACTTCCATGAGCGTTTCTGCCAGCATACAAAGCAGCAGTTGCCCGTTGATCGTGATCGTCATCGTGTACTGCGGATCGTAAAACGCGCTATAGACGTTGTTGCTGTCGCCGTACACCCCGTTCAGCGCGAGTTTCAGCATCGCGTTTTCGGGAGTGCCTTTTTTGTACGAAATACGGTCCTTTTTAAGCTGCTCGTACACCGTGCAGAATTTCTTCGTCAGGTGCTTCGGGAAAACCTCGTTGACGATGGCGATCGACGGGTAAAGTGAGGTCACATCGTAATCCAGGATCGCATATTCCTCACATTCCGATACAATCGTCGAGGCGATAGAGCCGTGGATGCCGCCGGTGCCGAAATCGAACTGGAATCCATCGACAATGCAGTTCAGGTTTTTTACCTTCCCTTTGATCTTCTCAAGATTGGCGAATTGCTCAAGATCACCGAGATCGGTGAGGCCGGTGAACACATCCTTGGTTTCCGTGAGCTCCTGCCGCTTCAACCACTTCACGACAGCCTGGAATTCGGGCCGTTTGAAGTCGATATAGGGGAAGATGATGTCGCGGAGTTTGATGACATCGCGTTTCGTCTGGTTCGGCTTGCGCGATCCCTCATCGAAGTTGTAGCACTTGATACCGGCTTTTTCGAGCTCCATGATGAAGTAATCTTTGCCGATTTTCGTGTCGTTGTGATTGAGGAAATTGCGACCGTATTTTTTCGTCAGTTCCTCACGGAAATGGATCATCGGCAGCGATTTTTGGTAGAATTTCAACGTCTCGCGCATATCGTGAATGTTGTAAGCGATCAGGATGTCGATCTGTTCATGTGTCAACGGTTTTCTGAAGTCGAACGGCAGGTCTTCGACCGTCTCCGAGCGCATGTTGAATTCCAGCACTTTAAGGCTCGTGCTACGCGCTTTATTGTCGAAGTGATGGATGCGGAAAAGGTCGATCTGCGGAACCCTCTGGTTGTTATCCCAAATGATCTGCTGAAACTTTTCATCCTTCCCCGATTGGATGAGACGCTGTGCTTTCTGATAGGCGGCTCTGGCAAGCTGTTCGCCGGTGTAGTTGCCGAGGCGATAGGTTTGCAGCATATAATGGATGACGGGATAGTCGAAATAATAGTTGTTGAACCCGACCCATCGCACGAATCCATTGGAGCAATTCTTTTCGAATTTCTTAAATTCGTTCCAGTCGTTTCGGCGCGACGACATTTCGAACACCTTTACCTGACCGGTGGCGATGTTCAAAAACGAGATCAGAAGACAGTTTGGATATGTCTCGATGTCGTTAATCATGTCTCTCATGCTGCGGCTCCTTTGTATTTATGCTCTATCTGCTTCAACAGGTTTTTCTTCGAATGCGAATCTCGCGGTGTTTTCGGTATGATCTGCGTACCGTAGCGCGGATGACGCATTTTTATATGGTTCTTCTGCGATACCATATACCAACCGTCACGTTCGAGATTTTTCACTATATCCTTTATTTCCTTGCTCATAGTTTTTGCATCCTTTCCAGTTCGTTGAGAGGCATATAACTGAACAGGTGAACGATTGCCTCGACCGTCCATCCGTTGCCGATCATTTTATAACGCTGCGTGTCGCTCACGCCTTCCGTGTATCCATCGCGCAGCGTTTGAAGGCGTTCACACTCCACGCAGGTCAATTTGCGCCATGAAAAACCATCACTGAGAACGCTGTCTTTTTGCACCGATGTTAGACATCCGGCTTTACCGTCTTTCCGCACCTCCAGGCGTTGCTCGGTCTTACCGGCATAATCCCTGCGCTTTCCGGTCTGCGGATCGATGTAGCGACCGACGATTCTCGCGCCGGTGATCTTCGGCGTATGACTGGCGGTGACGGCGCACACCTTGTTGTCAGGCGTGGCGATGGTGCCGATCTCGCTGAAAGAGCCTTTGCGACCGTCATTTTTATACGGCCTTATTCCGTTCTCGGTGATCGCAACACCTTCCAAACCGCGCTTTCTTTGAGTTGCGACAAGCATATTTCCTGTACTAGCCGTTCCACCACTTTTAGCTGTCAAACAAATTGATTTTCCTTCAGGAGAATAGATACGATCACCAATTCCACCTTCATTTAATTCACCAATTTTTATTGGTTTAAGCACATTGATGCGATTGCCGAATGCAGCAGTGACGGCGACAGACTTCCCTTCAGGATGATAAATACGATTTTGCATGTAAGGTTGTTTGCCGCCGCATTCGAGAGAAGGATTCACCTGAATGACGTTGTAAGGAACGCCTTTGCTGAAATTCGCAACAATCGCGGAGGATTTGTCATTGCGAACGTCGCTGTGATGACCGAAATCCCAATGGGTTCGACCGTCCTTCGTTTTTCTGTTCATATAGTTGATTTCATTTTCGGATAGAGGTTTGCCGTCATCTTCCATGATGTCCTTGAGCAGCAGACCGCGATCTTCGGGATCGGGCGCATCCCAATTATACCAGTAATAACGCTGGCGATTTTGGGCCGATACAAGCGCGGAGTTGATAAAGTGGGGATCACCGCAATTCATAAAATCGGTGATGACATCCAGGAATTCCTGTTTCATTTTGACGTTTTCGAGGAATTTCAGGCGCGGCTTGTAATAGTCGATGATGTCCGTCATTGTGAAAAACAGCTTGGAGCGCGGATCGTCAAAGGCAAGCTGCCGACCGGCAAAGCTGAAACCCTGACAGGGCGATCCACCGATGATGAGATCAGGTCGTTCAATATCCCAATCTTCCCATCCGTTGACATCTCCGAGATGGATGATGTCAGGGTGATTTTTCTTTGCGATTTTCATCGCAAATTTGTCGATCTCGGAAGCGTAATACTTCGTCACATAGATGCCGGCCCGTTTCAAGGCTTCATATCCGCATCCCATTCCGTCGAAGAGCGAAAGCACGATCATTCGATGAACTCCCATCGCCGGATACCGGCAGCGTACATTTTAAGCTGGCAGGTTTTGCAGACGTTATCGATACCTTGGATATAGACAGTCGCTTTCGACAAATCCAAACCCGATTTCAACGCTTTTTCCAGCGCGATCTCTTCGGCATGACCAAGCTGGTCGCAGATTGACTTGCATTTCTCATACCCCTCACCAGGCAGCCGAGGGCATCGTTTTTGCGGCTTTCTGCACTCGTTGGAGCCTTCAAACTGGTGATACCCGTCCTTCGGGTGCGCCACGATGATATAGCATTTAACGACCGTTTTCGCGCATGTCATGGCAGCCTCACCACGAAGCCGGTTTCATCCTGCCGCGCTTCCTTGCCTTTTGCCACCAGACCGACCACCACGCGATGATCGTAAATCTCGTAGTCGCCAAAACGGAAATCATGCTCATCGCCGTCGATCACCGGCAGCATGTCATCGCCAATCGGATATTGCTCAGGAAGGTAATCGGCAAAAACGACCGCCACGTTCATGCCGTTTTTCGATATTTTAGGATGCCGGTCGCTCTCGGAAAGAAGACGGATACCGCGATAATCAGGCAGTGACATCGACGCCTCGCTGCACTTTCACAATTTCATCCAAGCACCAAGTATAACCAGCGAGGTCGTCGATGGAATCCTGATGCTGCGGAGTTGCCGAAAGGCGCGAGAGTTTTACCGCGATCATGCACTTCACGCATTGATCGGGTGTGACCTCAATACCAAGAATTGCAGACCACATTTTTGCGGTCTTCGTGAAATCCTCGAAAGGATGGCCGTATGATTTACCGCGCTCCTGCACAATCTGGTTGGCGCGTTCAAGGACGTTTTTCATCGATCACTCCATCATGTCCGAAAGCTGGCTGAGAGCGTGTTCGTACATATCAAGCAGGTCGTCTTCTTCACGGCGTTTATCGGGGTCCATCTGCGAACGCTTGACGACTTTGCGGAGGATTTTCGTGTCGAAACCCGTGCTTTTCGCTTCGCTGTAGATGTCCTTGACATCTTCACCGAGAGCCTTCTTCTCTTCTTCGAGGCGACAAATGCGATCCACGAACGATTTCAGCCGCGCACCGGCATTGCCGCCGATGGGTAGATGCTCAGTTGACGATGATGCCATTTTTCTTCTCCTTGGGTTGCTCCGGTGCTTTGTCAAGACCGAAAAGTTTGATGATCTGTTCCGCGACATTCACCGCGGCGCGTTGTTCAGGCGAAATCGCTTCGATGATGTCAGGCTCGAACGCGAATGAAATACGGAATTATACGCTTTAGGGCTTTATCGCTAGGCATAGTAAATCCTCCAAAACATTGTTGTTTCCGCGATTGTTATACCGATATGTCAATTCGTTCATGTAAAGCGGCAGATACTTTTTGCTGACATGGTGGAATTGCCCGTACACGGCCCGTTTAACGATGGCCCAAAAGCCTTCGATTGTGTTGGTGTGGATGTTCCCAAACTGGCCTGAAAAAAGGTCACGGCGGGAATAACCGTGTTTATGGCTGATAGTGCGGTGAATGACCTTGGCGTTCATCCCGTTATAGCCGCTGTATTCGTCGGTGTTCAAAACGGTTTTGGCGGGGTCCATCATAGCCGCCATGAAACGCTGCATATCGGCGGCGCTCATTTCGTCTTTTGATACCACCTTGGCCTTGACCCTACCGCCGCGCTCTACCGCGCCCACGACAGGCTGTTTGTCCGATCCTCTACCACGCGGCCAGCCCTTATCGTCGGGGTCTTTATGGTTGCTCTTGCGGGGCTTCCCGCCGACAAAGGTTTCATCCATTTCCACGATGCCAGCCAGCAGCTTGCCATCGTCCATCATGGCCTTGCGTATCCGGTGCATCATAGACCAGACCGTAGCTGACCGCATTTCCAAATCACGCGCTGCCTGTAACGCTGACAGCCCCTTCTTGGCGGAAAACATGAGGCTGATAAGCAGGAACCAACGCTGCAAATCAACGTGGCTGTTGTGGAAAATCGTTCCCACGGTCACGCTAAAAGACTTGCGGCACAGGCTGCATTGCCAACGGCTGCGGCGGTCCTGTTCGGTGTGCTTTGATACCCGTTCGCTCTTGCAGTAAGGGCAATGCGGTTTGCCCTTCCAGCGCACGGTTTCAAGGTGTTCGATGCAGGATTCCTTTGTCGGAAAACGGCGGTAAATGGATACAATGCTGCTCATAGAAAATGCCTTTTTACGATAAAAATTATGTCATCCATTTCGGATGTAAGCGGCGGTTTTTCTAGACCACATAAATAATCAAACAGTTTTTGATAGGCATCTTTGCGTGCAGTTGGCCCTAATTCATCGGTTGGGGAGATAAAGACAGCCTTACAAGCTAATAGATTTTGCTCATCACTATCTGACCATTCGGTATCCTTGCACCGATTAAGATAGCACTTCATTTCTTCAAGCCATTTAATTATGTGGTGTTCTTTGCTCATGGATTATTCCTTTCTAGCCATTCAGCCGCTTTCATTTTTCCGAAAGCTTTAGCCTTTTCAGATTTTAATGCTTGCCATTCCCAATAATCCTTTTCGTAAATTTTTCGTATTCCTTCGGGTGCATCTCTATGAGACAGCCAAGAAATAAATTTCGGCTTTGCATCTGAAAACGCTTTTTCTGCCACTAGATACGCTATTCTCGCTTCTTGTGCTTGCATTTTCCGCTCCCTAAATGGTTAACGGCTTGATTGCCATTAAGTACAGCTAACCTACCATAACTAAATATAGCTGTCAAGCCCTAAAGCGTATAATTCCGATGAAATATCACCTTCGCCGGTTTCGCGCTTTTTGAAGCTAATAATCAGCTTTTGCTCGGTGGTGCCGCCTATGAGAGGTACTTTACTCATGTCTTTCTCCTTCGGATACTATGGATGTTCCCAACATAAAAGTCAAAAGAAAAACGGGCCGGTTCCACAAGGTTCCGGCCCGTTCGAAGGGTTAGTCGAACATTTCGTCAACTTCGCTGTCGGAAACGGACGAACCGGCTTCGCCGCCGGTGCTGCCGCCTTCCTCAACGCTGTCGAATTCATCTTCGGCGTTCGGGATGTTCGCGCCGAGATTTTCGTCATGGTCGAGCAACTGGATGTTCTGAAGACCGAGGCATACGCCAGGATTCTTCTTGTTGTCCGTCCAGTAGGGGTTGATCGTCACACGCGCCCAACGACCCGAATAGAGCTCGTTTTCGACCTCTTCAGCCGGAACTTCCTTGCCATTGGCATAGGCGAATTTCGGCTTGTAGGACGAAGTGGCGCGGATGAGTGTCCAGCCCTCGAACTCTTCACCCATCGGCTTACCGCCTTGGGGAAGGTTGTTCGGATCGAGGAAACGCTTGTTGACGAAACTCGCTGCGCGATTCTTGTCACCTTTGCATTTCTCCAGGGCGATTTTACCCATTGCCTTCTTCAGTTCAGACACATCGACACCAGGCGGCAACAGCAGATTCAGGCTGTAAACCTTCGCCGTCTTGCCGGAATCTTCATAGGTGCGTTCCTGCGGTTCAAGCAGGAATTGCGCGTATGAGAGACGGCCTTTCGGAGTGATGATGTTGCCGGATTTGGCGATGTGGCATTTCTTCATATCAACAGTCATTTTCAGTTCCTTTCATGTTTGTTGAGTTCAGGTTGATTTAAGCTGCGGCTTTTTCTTCGGAAGGTTCACCGGCAACAGGATCGACCGGCGTGTTCGCCAGTTTCTCGCGCAGCAGATAACCTTCAAGAGGCCATACCTTCCGCATAGCAGCTTCGTATGCGAATTTCTGACCTAATTCTGCGTTGTAGTTTTCGGGATCGGCTGCTGCCGATTCGCCGGTCACGAAGTAACCGTTTGCGAGTGTCACCACCGCAATCGTCAGCAGGGGCGCAGACGAAGGATTGATGTACTCGACATTCTTGACTTTCGCTTCGAGGTCGGCCAGGGCAACGCGGTTCGGCGTTTTCTGGACGGCTTTTGCCGCGTCGTCGGATGCTTGTAAAGATGAAGTCATAGTCTTTCTCCTTTTAGGGTTGAGATTCAGCCGAATTCTTCTTCGACTGTAGTGCGAACGCTCGGTCGAGTGTCCGATTCGTGAACAAGCGTTGCGCCGGTCGAGACTTTCTCGACCATGCCAGCATGTTCCGCGAATTGCTTTTTACCCAAGACCTTTTCGATCTGAGGTGCGGATTTGAAATCCCGCTTGATTGCGTAGGCTTCGTCACCGAGTTTTTTCGCAAAGAACTTCTCTGCGGCATCGGCATCCTTCCACACGCGCACCTCGCGGGTCGCAACCAGCTTCGTGCCTGGAAGCGGCTTGCCTTCTTCAGCGCGTGTTTGAGCATAGTCTTTGAGTGAAGCGCACCATTGCTCGATGATTTTAATGCGGTTCAATACGATGTCAGCGATTTGCGCGTCACTCAAAAAGTTTACCGGCACCGGCAGGGAAGTCGGTTCGGTGAAATCCATCTCCATTGTTTCGGAAGCCTCTTTCATCTGCTGAGGGCAGATCGCACGGGCTTTGCAGAACCGGCACCAAGAACCGGTGTGCAACGGAGCGTTCGGGTCTTCGGTCGCTTTGGCGGCTGCCGCGAAATTCATCATATATTCGATCAACTCGCCGCGAGGCACATCCCAATACCGGATACCGCCTTCTTCGTGATAGGCGCGAGGCTGCGCGATGGTGATCCGAAGTGTGTGCCATTTCTCATTCTCAAAATGCTTGGCTGCGCCGAGTCCGTAGCAAAGACCCTGAATGTTGCCCTTATGCTCGACGGTCACGCCTTTACCGTGCTTGTAATCCACAACATGCAGGATGCCGTCTTTCAAGGCAGTGAAGTCGCTGGTGCCTTTTTCATCCGGCCCAAGGAAGGCCAGCACGAATTTATGTTCGATCAGGTGTTTTCCCATCAACGGTCTGCAATAATCGACATACTGCTCAACGGCGTCGATCATATCCGGCGTGACTTCAAATTTGGTGCCGTCATCGTTCTCGATGATCTCACCTTCGTAATAGGACGGCTCTTTACCTTCCAGAAGGCAGCGTTCGCCAAGCGTGTGCGCGGCTGTACCTTCGGCAGCGAACGGGCTGGTTTCGCTTGGAAGCTGTTTTTCCATGTTCGCGCTTCCAGGACAGCCGATGCGCCGTGAAAACGATGAAGGGCTGTTCAAACTGTGACCGGAATCTTCACTCATCACACTAATCCTTTCTCTGTCGCCATCCACTCAGGCATCGTGACGACCTTGCGTTTTTCATCCACCTCGACCTGAGACTTCGGAACGAAACACGATACCTCATCAAAACCTTCTTCGAAGATGATGAAGTATGCGTGTTTCGTTTCCCTTTCGGGATCGATACGATCAAAATCAATATCGACCGATGCCATTTTAACCTTCCATCGCTTCGAGTTCAGCGAAGGCGGCAGCCAGTTTCTCAGCCGGAATGTTGCCGACCTTGATCTCCTGGCCTTTGGGGATGTAGCGCGTCAGGATGTCACGAATCTTCACCAGATTGTCCTGGATCGGATTGCCTTTGGCATCCTTGCCGAGCGCACCCATTTTCTCACGCACCATATCGGCGGTGACTTCGGCTGCTGCTGGTTCGTCATCATCGAACATGCTGTCAAGGTCGTCCTGCTTCGTCTCTTCGTCGCTCGAAGCGGCTTTCTTGATAAGCCCGTCTTCAACGGTTTTCTGACGGCCTTTGGTGAGTTGTTCGAAACGGTCGTCTTTCTCGCCTTTTTCGATCATCTCTTCAACGGCTGCATCCTGCTCTTCGCGGGTCAGCTTGCCGTCAGACGCAGGTGCCGCCTTGGGAGCAGCTTTCGGAGCAGCAGCCGGTTTCGCCGCGGCGGTTCCGATCTGCACCGTATGGACGACTTCACCGTTGCCGATAGCAGCAGCGAAGTTTTGAATTTCGGCAAAAACATCCGTGATGTGTTCGCCGGTAATCACGAGTTGGATAGGCATGGTAGTTTCTCCTTCAAAGGTTAAAGTTAATTGAGGCCGAGTTCGCCAGTGATCTCTCGCTTGCGAATGTTGGCTTTCTGGATTTCCTCATCGATTGAACCGCGCAGCATGGCGTAATACCCCACACACGGTTCTTTCTTTGAGAAGTGCGACATACGATCAAGCATTTGATCGTTGTTTCCAGGAACCCAATCGGGTTCGATGGAAATGGTTGTCGAGGCAGCGTAAAGCGGAATGCTGTCACGGGCCGCTTGATTCTGACCTACGAAAATCTTCACCTTATCGTTTTCCTGAAAAGCGGTATATGCGTTGCGCTTTTCTTCCGGCGACATCCCGCCGATGATCTCGACATATTTGTGCTTCAACTTCGACTTCAGCGTCGAGATGACTTCCTTGTGATGCGCGAACACGATGATCTTGCCGCACAATTCGATATTGTCATCGATCCAGTCCACCACACCGTTCACTTTCGCAAGACCGGTCAACCGGCGCAGCGTGGCGCAATGCGGTGCAACGGCCCGAAGGGCTGTCACGATGTCATCGGAAGCGAGGGCTTTTCTGACCATCTCGATTTCCTTCGACGGAATCCCTTCAACGTCACCAGGCACCGGCAGGAGATCGAGGATCGGTTTTTTCCAGTCTTCCCAAACCTGTTCTTTCGTCCGGCGCAGAACACGGCCACGCATTAAATCGCGCAGCTTGGCGAGGTTCTTGCCGCCTACGATTTTGCGCCCGAATCCGTTGCTCTTGCCGTATTTGCAAAAACGTCCGTTGAATTCGTTGAACGACATCACGATGCCGCGATCATTGATAATCGCGTCTTTGAAAAGCGTTCTCATCATGGGATAAAGTTCGGACGGATTGTTCAGCACCGGCGTACCGGTCATCACCCACACACGGTCGGCATAGGCGCAAAGGCCGAGATCGGGATCGAAAATGATTTTGCCGTATTTGTCTTCGCGCAGTCCGTAGAATTTCTGAGTGCGAAGCGCATCCATGCTCTTGAACGCATCGGATTCATCGCCGCCGAGCAGGTCGTAGCATTGCAGCACAAGCTGATCGTGGAGCTCGCTGATAAGTCCGTTGTAGGAAAAGATGTTGAAGCGTTTCCACTGCGGCTCATCGCCAGCGCGAAGCACGAGAGGATCGAAACCCCAATCACGCGCCTCTTTTTCCCACACATAAACGCCGGACGCTTTTGCGACAACCGCAATGGTTTCCGCGCCGATCATTTTTGCCGCTT